TATCTATCAGCATAAAAACTTGTAAAATGCTATAAATATCATATATATAACTTATTGACATAATGTTAACAAGTTGCATAATATAAATATAGGTAGTCTTACTAAACCTACTTAAAATCTTAGCACAACATTATTTTATGATTCAAAATAGGATTAAGGAATTTATTGATACACAACAAATCAGCGTACGAAAATTCATCAAAGAAACAGAGATTTCTCCCCGTACTGGCTATGATTTATATAATAACCCAAATCAGATACCAGTACAAAGCGTGCTAGACAAAATATGCAATACATACTATATTCAACCAGGTGAAATATTAACCTGGATACCCACTGAAAAGCCAAAAGTCACCGTTTATGACTCTTGGTTTATTATTAATGATGAAACGATAAATTGGGCAGAAACAATAGAAAATATGATCATAGAGATGAAAAGAGAAATAGGAGAAATATCCCCATTAGTATTAATTGTTAAAAACAATAGCGCGTACGATTTTAAATGTTTTCCTGATCACCCAATGAACGGGAAAATTAATTACGCAAAAATATGCGAGAAATTAAATAAATCAGAAAAAGCGCGATCGCCAGGCAATTACACCACATGGGCATGGAAAGAAAAAACAGCATCTACCAACCCAAAAATACCATCAGCACTGACACCAAAAGAAGTTATTGAAACAATAACAAGAGTCCCTAAAATTAGCATATCGTCAATATTTCAAGATTTTGACTAATCACTATCACAAAAATCATAGTTTAGACTTCCCCCAAATTTCAAACAGTTTGAAATTTGGGGGTTAGTTTTTAACGGGCAAGATTTTTAAACTTAGTTAATTGCTGGTCAAATAACAGCTTAACCGTTCCTGTTGGGCCATTACGATGTTTACTAATAATCACCTCAGTCACATCGCTATCTATCCCAATATTGTAATAAGAATCACGATATAACATTAAAATTAAATCGCTATCTTGCTCAATACTTCCACTCTCCCTCAAATCAGACATCATCGGACGTTTATTAGTCCTTGATTCAACACCCCTACTTAGCTGCGATAATACAATCACAGGTACCCGAAATTCCCGCGCTAAACCTTTAAGCGACCGTGTAATTTTTGATATTTCTTGAACGCGATCGCCACCTGCACCGTCCATCAATTGCAAATAATCAATTAACACCAGCCCAATTTCTTGCTTAGTTTCCGCGATTAACTTCCGAATTGCCCCACGCATCGAAGTAACAGAAATACTAGACGTATCATCAATATAAATAGGTAAATCTGATAATTTCCCCACACTAGCAGACACCTTATCCCACTCAGAAATATTTAGAGACCCCTTTTTTAATCTATGGTTTTCCACAGAACAATCACTAATTAATAATCTTGAAGTTAACTGTTCTTTAGACATTTCTAAACTAAAAATTGCCACAGGTAACTTATATTTACGAGATACATTTTCAGCAATATTTAAAGCGAAGCTAGTTTTACCCATAGAAGGTCGTCCAGCAATAACAATTAAATCTGACTTTTGGAAACCTCCCGTCATACCATCCAGATCATAAAAATCAGACATCAAACCAGTTGAAAAATCGCCCTCACTTTTTGACTCCAATTCCTTAAAAGTTTGCACCAAAGATTCAGAAATATGAACCAATCCAGAACGAGTTTTAGCCTGATTTAATTCAAAAACTTTTCGCTCAGATTCATCTAAAACAGCAGCCAATTCTGTTGTTGTATCATACCCTAAATCAGCAATTTCCTGCCCGACACCTATCAAACATCTACGAATATATTTATCTAAAATGTATTCAGCATACAATTCAATATTAACAGCAGAAACAGTACGCTCAACCAATTGGGCTAATTTAAACTGTCCCCCCACATCATCTAATAGCTTATTATCCAACAACCAAGTTGCTACAGACATCAAATCTGTAGGTTTATTTTGCTCATAAAGAGCCAAAGCGCACCTATAAATTTTTTGATGCACAGATAAATGAAAAGCCTTAATCGGAAGTATATCGAAGACTTTTGACATACCACTAGGATCTAACATAATCGCACCTAAAACGCTTTCTTCAGCGTCAAGATTTTGAGGATAAACACGCATAAAAAACACCAAAAAAATATTATAGATAATATACAATATTTGAAAATCAAACTTAAAAAAGGAGCGAAAAGATGAAAGTCAAAATCACAGCAATTATCGATTTACCCAAGCTAGACGCAGTGCAATCCAAAGGAGTAAAAATTACCAACAAAAACGTTGCTGAAGCAGTTTATAGTAAATATTCTTATACCGCACTGGGAAAAGCATTAGCAACTCAATTGCAACTAGAAGAAGATGAAGATGACTATACAACCACAATTAGAATTATTAGAAACAACCCAAAAAGAACAATAGAAGATGCAGAAGATAATGACGAAAATGAAACAGGTATAAACAATAATTACACCATTGATGAAAACTAACTATGAAATGCCTTACTTGCACAGCAACAATTGACGGAAGTCAAGCCATTCTCGGACAAGGGCGATGGCACACAATTAAACTATATAATCGAGTCTGTATTCATGGCATAAACAAAGGAAAACCTTGTATTAACCCGACAAAAATACCTGACAAAAATTTGACTTGGGAGCATGAATACAAAAAAACCAATGAAGAAATTACCCAAAAAATAAATTATTTGACAATGGAAAGTTAAATAATTTTAAAACCACAAAGAAACCTAATTATTTTTAAATTAGGTTTCTAATTGTTAAGAGCATAGGTGTAAAAAAATATGACAAAAAAAGGTTTATCCCCACAAGAAAGAATTGAAAATTTAATCATAGACAAGGGTAACAATCCAGAAAAATGCTGGATTGTTAAACCCACAGGATTAACAATCTGCATCAATAAAACCGTACTAAATAGTGCGAAATTTAGCTATTTAACATACATCGGAGAAATTCCCAAAGGAAAATACGTTTTACACAGATGCGCCAATAAACACTGCATAAACCCCGAACATTTGTTTATTGGAAATTTAAGCGAAATTAACTATAGAAATAACAAGCGAAAAGGAGGGAAAAGAGGAAGCCAACACTATAATACAAAAATCAATGAAAGCATAGTACAGGAAATAAAATATTTACTTAAAGAAGGCAATTTAAAGCAAAAAGAAATCGCCAAAATGTTTAATTTAACTGATAGAGTAATCAGCAAAATTAGACACGAAAAAAACTGGATTCACGTCTAAAAAACCTGGTTTATTAAAGAAACCAGGTTTTTAATAATTGTCAGTAATTTGGACACCTTTCTTTTACTGTATTACGTCAGGAATTAGCTCTATAATTTTCTCAATCATTAATCCAGTTCAGAATTTAATTTAATTGAAAACACAATCTTTACCCTTTTTAAAATTATCTAATCGATCATGCCTTTAAATCGTCCGCTTTCCAACTCTTCAATTAACGCATCAATCACATATCGTTCACCTTCAATTAAACTTTGCCCAATAGAAGTTAAAGCCTCAACCTCAGCGATCGCTCTTTCTTTACCGATAAAACCCGCACCTAAAAAACCTAATTGAAATTCAGGTTTTGCTCTAAGGCGTTCAACTGTAATTTTTGCTCTTTGGAGAGGAGTTAGGCTAGATAAAAGTATAATAGAAGCATCTTTATCTTTATTTTTCACAAACTCTCTTAAAGATACCAGTTTTCCATCCAGAGTATAGCTCACAGGTAAATTCAATGCTTTTTCTAACACGGGTGTCATAATTTTTCACAGTATGTATGTTTTATTTATACTCACATATTAACATCATATCAACAAGTTATCATCACTCACTTGGCGTAATTAAAAAAATTAAACATTAAAAGCGGTAAAGATTAATCTTTACCGCGTAATTAATTAGCTGATATTTTAAACTATTCTACAACTACATAATGAGCATTATTTCTCATAAGATTCATTTCTTGTTCAATTGATATTTTAGTTTGAACCCAATCAACCCCATTAAACCTAACCCAAAAATTTTCTAAAATAAGATAATAATACAGACCAATATCAGCATCTTTTGGCAACTCATCAAACTTTAACTTTGCGTATTTCGGTATTTTTACTTCTTGCATAATTTTAATGTTCTAACAACACTCTATTTTAACACTAAAAAGCGGTAAGAATTTAATCTTACCGCTTTTTAGTTATTAGTATTTATGTTTAAATAACGTAACGCTTATCAACTTTTGTAAAGTATCTATACCCATCTGCGGCGTAAAAGCCATTGAGATGAAAACCAGTCACATCATCAATATCAAACTCTTTGCTAGATATTTTTTCATAATTACGCATACCAACTTCACGATAGATAAAAGAGTTTTTTCTCTTTAAATGTTTTTGCAGCTTTTCTAACATTTCCACAAACAAGCGTGCTTGGACAGCTTGATCTAATCTATGTTGATATTCTTTGAGTGTTAATAATTCAGTCATCGTTTTGCTCCTGTGTTTGATTTACTTGATTTTACTAAAACAAATGTAATGAATATTTTTACACTTGCTTAAGTATTGCTTTGTTTTTCTATATTTACATATTAACAGTATATCAATGAGTTAACACCAGCCATACAGCATAATTTTTTAGCTTAATTTATCAGCATTAACTCCAGCTATAATCCATTAACCCAAAATCAGGGCTAAAAACAGGTTTATTATTTTGAGAAATTGACCACCATAACAAACAAGCAGCGATCGCACCATCTGAATGTCTAAAACCCCCATCTAAACCCCGTACCCGCTTATCCATAGCCTTTGGAACACCCTTGTCAACCATAATCATCCGATGATCCTGGAGTAGATCAGCACTTGCCGGCAAAATAATCTTTTTATCTTCAACAGCCGCCTTGTACTTTGGAAAAGCCTCCTGATACCATTTATTAGATATTTGTACCTGATTAATTTTCCCCTTATAGCGATCGCTCATTACCTCAGCTAAATATTGACCATTACCCCTAGCATCAATAGATCCTCCAGCAAATTTTGGCAAGCGATCGCACACAGAAAATAAAATCTGTTCTTGTTGTTTAAACGGAATATTTCGCATTTCTAAAGTTAGAAAAACCTTTAAAGTTAAATTTTCTTGTTCTTGTCCAATCATCAATACAGATAAATCTCCAGAACGAGCGAAATCAAAACCTAAATAACAATTACCATAACCAAACTTTTCTAATTCAGGAAATATAGATTCTCGTAACCATTGATGACAATCATACTCCCTTTGCCTATCAGGTAAAAGAGCGAAATCGTCTGTTAATTTATACCTAATAATCGATAAATCTTTAGACATAACCGACTCAACTAATACGCGAGAAAAATAAGCACCACCACTATGACGGGGAATACAAAATAACTCTTCATCTGCACCATCCCCATAAAAATCAATTAAATCCTGTCGCCATTTAATCTCTAAATCTTTAGAATACTTTTGATTATTAGTCAAACAAATTCTTCTGTACAATCCCTCATCTAAAGCATCATCAAGAGTAATTTTATGAATAGAATAAGGTAATTTTCCTGCCCGAATATCAGTGACTAACTCGTTAAATTCTGACTCCACACCATTATGAGTGCTAATAATAGAAACCCGTCCACCCCACATTAAAAAAGCATAAGCAGCCTTTTGTAATTCTTTTAAATCCTCATGGAAAGCAGCCTCATCAATAATAGCTTTTCCTTGCCTTCCCCGTAAATTTGAAGGTCGAGAACTCAAAGCAACAACCTTAAAACCAGAAGCAAATCTTACCCTAAAAGTTAAGATGTCTTTTCGCTCATCCTTAACAATTTCTTCCTCAACTTCTGAAGCAACTAACTGATAATTTTTAGCCCAAAAAGCCACATCACTAATAAACTCCTCCGACATTTCCTTATTATAACCAATGTAAAAAACGTCCATACCTTTTTGAGAAGCGGCCAACAAAGCAGAATCAGCCGCCTCCGTCCAGGAAAGCCCAATACGGCGAGACTTTTCGCATATTTTAACAGTAGATTTATCAGAAATCCATCGTTTTTGATATTCTAACAAAACATGATTTTTCATAATCTTAAAACCTAACAACTAAATTATTGATTATTCAATTTTACAGGATACAATCCATTACAGCTTAAGCAAAAATAAAACTCTTTTCGCTCAGTAGCTATTTTTGTAAGATCACATTTATTAATACATTTATTTTGTCGTTTTTCTTTATCATTCATAGCTATTTAAACCTCTTAACATATAAATTAATTAATATATCCCCAAACCTTACCCGATTTAATAGCAACAATGGTATTCCAACTCACACCAAATAACACAGCAATTTGACGGTATTTTAATTTTTTTTCAGCAATTAATCGTTTAATTTCAATTACTTGTTCAGTAGTTAATTTAGCATTATTAGTTTTTCCTGATGATTTTTTCAAGAGTTCTCGTCTGAGTTCCTGATTACTAATTAATCTTAAATGCTCAGGATTTGCACAGCTTTTATTGCCACAAGTGTGATTAACTAACATCCCTTTAGGAATTTCACCAAAATTAATCTCAAAAACAGCCCGACTTAAATACAACAGCTTCCCATGATTAACTATTTGTGGATTACCCTTATTTTTTGTTTTAAAGTCTGTAATCCAGCATTCTTCTTTAGATACGATATGTTTTTCAATTCTTTCTTTCAACCCGTAATAATTCATTGTTTTTCTCCTTTGTTATCTATGTTAAAACAGCCTCATTTGTCCTGATAAGTTAACACTAATTTTATCAACATTTCTATTTTTTCTAACAAGTAATAATTCTGTTCTTTTTGGGCGAGTTTTAGTCATTGATAAATATTTTCCTTACTATCATTACCCTTTAAAAATTTATCAAAGTTCTAGCCACCTTCATAGCTTTGTGATTGCTTATTCTTAACCAAAAACCGTCTCACAAACTCTACCCTAATAATGGCCATTCAAATCTTTTAATATGTTCAATAGCCCATTTTAAAATACGCCATTTGCCACCAACCCGACCAATAATAGGTTTAATTGTTTGACTATCCATGTGTTAAAATTAAATGATTAAACTTACTCATTCATCTTAACCTATTCATGGGCTTTTTGTTGTTTTAAAGCCCATGTTTTTATTAAATACTTTTTATTTTTTCATACAATCAGCACTACCTGAATTATTACTACAACGATTAATTTTTTCCAGTTCTTCTCTAAGTTGTCTAGCCTCATCCGCCGATCTTCTTGCACCAAAAGGATCAGCCGTAATCGCGTTATACATCGTGGAAAAAAGCCACCAAATCCCAAAGCACAAGCAACCAGCGATGATAAACCCCTCATTCATTTAAGTCAAATTTCAAACAGTTTGAAATTTGATCTTAGCCCAAAATGATCGCTTTAACCAGCAATTCCTAATATTTTATCGCAGATCAAATTAACCACATCTTCGGACAAACCAGACTCCGTAACAATCCCGCCCACCTCAGAGCTAACAGATAAAGCCCGTTTTTTTACCTCCATCTGAAGTTTTTTAATCTGAACAGAAGAATTAGAAAGAGCCGGGATAACCTTAGCTAATTTCAACAAAACATCGAAATTAACCGCATCATCAACAGGAACATCCCCCAACTCAACCAACACAGAAAATAATCTCTCTTGAACCAAGCTACTTAAAGTATCCGCAAGTAGATTTTCATCATCTCTAGCCGATTCCTGAATAGCTTTGGCGTACTCCACAGCCCGTTTAACGGCTTCAGTTCTCTCTTGCAATCTTTTACCATAAATCTGAACTGTTGTACTTGAGCGAATTTGATAACCTTTTTCTCGCAGCCATTCAACTAATTCCTCGTAACCGCCAAAACCACGAGCGATAATTTTATCGTCTAATTCTTTGCGTAGATCCTTGTCCATAGTTTCAATAATTCCACGTTTAGCCATAA